CTACACAGGTGGGCGGTTTCGCGGCAACTGGCAGGTGTCGTTTGATGCACCCACGACCGAGGAAAACGGGCGGATTGATAAGACAGGCGATCTCACCAAAGCCGCAGGGAACTACACGCTTTCACTGTTCAAAGTGGGGATGAGTTCAATCTACTTCTGCAACAACGTACCTTACGCCTATCCACTTGAAATGGGGCACTCCACTCAGGCGCCGGGCGGGATGGTGCGCATCACGGCAGCAGAATTTCAGCGTTTCTTTGACGAAGCGATCAGGGAGGTGGTGAAGTGATCCCAGATATTGCTGCGGCTTTGGCCGTGAGGCTTGGTGCCTGGGCCGATACTGAGAGCATCGCAGTTGCCTGGGAAAATGTACCCTTCACACCGCCTGCCGATGCGATTTACCTCGCGGTACACGACATGCCCGCCACACCTCGCACGCTTGATCTCGGTCTGCGCTGTCGAGTTTATTCTGGTGTGTATCAGATCAACGTTGTGGCTCCCATTGGCACTGGCCGCTCAGCTGCTGTGGCGCTGGCGGGCCGGGTGGCTGAGCTTTTCCCTGAAGGGCTGGAAGTTGAAGGTAATGGTTTCATCAGTTCGATCAGTGGCGCGCCGGGTATCTTCCGGGGCATTTCGACGGACGTCTCTTACACCGTTCCTGTCAGCCTGAACTACCGGGCAGATATCGTCAGCTAATTCTGCTTCTCACCTTTTCAAAACAGACCGGCCACGCGCCGGTTTTCTTTTCTTCGAAGGAGTAACCACTATGGGCTTTGCACTGCCTAACGGCGCTCACGTCTATCTGGCGTCGGGCTATGGCCCGGCAATTGCTTTCACCGGCGCGACCAACGCCGAAAACGTGGTGATCACCGTCAGCTCCGCGGAGGAGCTGGATGTAGGTGATATTGTCCATGTGAACTGCAGCTGGTCCGGAATTGATAACGTCATTGCGAAAATCGACGCTATTGCTGAAAGCGCGGTCACGCTGCGAAATATCAATACTATTAACAAGAACAAATATGCTGCTGGTGGTGGTACTGGTTCTGTCCGCAAGGTTCTCGAGTGGACCGAGTTGCCGCAGATTACAGAGGTTTCGAAATCCGGCGGCGATCAGAACACCACACAAATCCAATTCCTGAGCGACGATCGCCAGCGCAACCTCAACACCTACAAATCTGCTGTTTCGCAGACCTACTCGATCGCCCACGATTCCACGCTTCCGGTTTACCCGCTGCTGCGCCAGTTGGATGAGGATGAAGATACGGTCGCGGCTTATATGTACGTTCCAAAGGCTAAAGAAAACCGTTACTGGGCGGCCACGGCATCCTTTGACGACACGCCAACCACAGCGGTCAATGAGGTGGAGACGGTGAGTGTGGTTCTGAACCTGCAGTCTCCGGCCATGACGTTCTACAAAGTGACCAATGCCACGGCGTAAGCCGGGATCAGGAACCAACCACATGCCTCCTGTCCGGAGGCTTTTTTACGTTAAGAGGCATCGATGGCAACGAAGTTTACTCTCCAGCCTAAACCTACTTTCAAAGCAAACGTCACGATCCCGCGCGCCGGTGATGAAGACGGCGTACTGACCTTCACTTTCAACCACAAGCCGCTTAAAGAGCTGGCCGATCTGGAGAAGCTGGAAGGCAAATCAGCCACGGATTTCCTGATGGAAATCATTGCGGGCTGGGCGCTACCCGATGCGTTCAACGCCGACAACCTGGCTGTGCTTCTGGAAAATTACCCGGCAGCCATGAAAGCCATTCCGGAGACTTACTATCGCGAACTGCTGGGCCAGCGCGAAAAAAACTGATAGCGGTTGCCTCGGCGTTCTATACGCCTGAACCCACGGCATCCGACCTTGCTCCCTACGGGCTGAGTCCTGACGATTACGATGATGAGATCGTGGATGTATGGCCCGACGTTTGGCCTTCGTTTGTCGTGTTCCAGGCCGTCAGTACTCAATGGCGTACGGGAATGGGCGGCGCGTCCGGGCTGGACTACAACGTACTGCCATGGGTGATGCGTTTGCATAACGTGAGCGACGAAGTAACCGCGCTTTCAGATATCCGGGTAATGGAGCGCGCAGCGCTGAAAATCATGCATAAAGAGAGGGTGGAATGAGTAACGATATCGCCACCATTTCGCTGCGCGTCAACACCAGCGAACTGGAGCGCGGCAATCGGGAGCTGGAACGCTTTCAGGATACTGCGGCAACCGCCGCCGATAAAGCGGATGACCTGAACAGTACGTTCCGCACCGGTGTCGATAATCAAAAGAAAAATAGCGAGAGCCTGAAGCAACAGCGCCAGGAATTGCAGAACTTGCTGAACAAAATCAGCCCGGTGAATAAGGCGTTGGATGAGCTGGACTCAATTCAGGAAAGCCTGGCGAAGTTTCGCGGTAAAGGGCTGGTGGATGATGAAGATTTCACTCGCTACAACAGCGTGCTGGAGACGACCCGGGCGAAACTGGCGCAGGTCATGGAGGCCGAGACGGCAGAAGGGCGGGCTCGCATCGAGCAGGCTCAGGCGGCGCAGCGGGCAGCCGCATCAGGGAAAACATTCATCGCCTCACTGGAGGATCAGACAGCTGCAATCGGAAAAACTCGCGCCGAAATCCTTGAGCTAAAAGCCGCACAGTTGGGAGTGACGCAGCAGGCCGCTCCGATGATCGCCAAACTGAAGGAACAAGAAAACGTCTGGAAGAACGGCGCGATCAGTGCGGGGCAGTATCGTAATGCGATGCGTTACCTGCCAATGCAAATGACCGACATCGTTACCTCACTTGCATCTGGTATGCCGATATACATGGTTGCGATCCAGCAGGGCGGTCAACTGCGCGATACGTTCGGCGGAGTGGGTAATGCGCTGAAAGCCATTCTTTCGCTAGTAACGCCGGCGAAGCTGGCTTTAGGGGGAATGATTGGTGTTGCTGGCCTGCTGGTCGCTGCCTGGTATAAAGGTTCACAAGAGGCATCCGAATATAACAAACAGCTGATACTGACCGGCAATTATGCGGGAAAAACTGCCGCACAGCTGTCTGCACTGGCAAAGTCTCTATCTCGTGGCGGGATCAACCAATACGCGGCTTCTTCTGTTCTGGCTCAGGTGGTGGGTTCTGGAAAGTTTGATGCAAGCAAGCTTGAGACAGTGAGCCGCGCGGCAGTTGCGATGGAGCAGGCCACCGGACAAGCGGTGGATAAAACCATCGCTAACTTCCAGAAGCTGTTCTCCGAGCCAACCAAAACATCACAAGAGCTGAACAACCAACTGCATTACCTGACAGCAGCGCAGTTTGAATACATTTCTTCGCTGGAACGCCGTGGCGATAAAGAGACAGCAGGGCAAGTAGCCGCTGATGCTTTCAGCCAGGCAGAACAACGCAGAAGCCAGCAGATCCTCGCTAATCTCGGTCTGGTTGAGAGAGCTGCTCTTTCTGCCCGCAATGCTTTCAAAGGGATGTGGGACGAGTTGCTCAACATCGGGCGTCCGAACGCACCACAAGACATGCTGGCGAATATGCAAGCTGAACTGGCGGAGCGTGAAAGCAAGGTATTACCTGAACGCCAGAGGATGGGTTACGGCTACAACTACGACACCAGCTCGCAGGACCGCGATTACGATAATCGGCGTAAAGCCCAGTTGGCAGCCATTGCATCGTTGAAAGCCCAGATTAACCCCATGCTTGGGGCCATCACTCTTCAGGAAGACCTGAATGTTGTTGCCTCTACAGGCAATAAGATTAACGAAGAAGCGATAACTGCCCAACAGATCATGAATCGCTATCTTGATGCCGGGACTGAAGCTACGGAGAAGCGCCGTCAGGCTCAGGACGAACTAAATAAAGCGATTGCAGATAATGCCAGGGCTGCCAAAAACGGCACGGCGACACTTTGGACGGCTGAGGACATTGCCAAGGCGCGAGCCGGGATCGAGAAGCTTTATAGAGACCCCAAAACGCCAAAAGCGAAAGGGGAAACAGTCTCGTCCGGTCTGCGAGCTGAGGATTCTGCTCAATCTGAATTGCTGGCGCTTCAGGCGCAGCTGTACGCCCTGCAAAAGCACAGTGACCTGAACGAAACCATAAGCCAGCAGCGCAAAAGCTTATGGACTACTGAAGCAAGGTTCCAGGTACTGGAGGAGGCTTCGCGCTCGCGCGTTTTGACGAAGCAGGAGCAATCCCTTCTGGCGAGCAAAGACCAGGTGCTGCAACTGGCGAGGCAGAAAGCGCTTTTAGGTGATCAGATCACCGCCCAGGAGCAGTTGAACAAGCGGATGGATACGGCACAGAAGTACGCCACGCAGATGTCCGAGAAGCAGGCCGCATTAACAGGCGGGGCCGGGATGAGCGACCGACAGGCGCAGCGGGAACTGGCTAAAAGTCAGCTTGCCGCCGGCTGGCAGAATTCAGGTGGTTCTCTGGCGGATGGGGGCTACCTGAAACAGATTAAGGCTGCGACCGACTATTACGATGCAGAAGACCAGATGCGTGGTGACTGGCTGACCGGCGCGAAAAAGGGCTGGAGCGAGTTTGAAGACAGCGCAACCAATGTTTATGGTCAGATGCAAAACATTTCCCAGTCTGCATTTACGGGGATGGCTTCAACGCTCACGGACTTTTTCACCACAGGCAAAGCTAGCTTTAGCGACTTCCTGACAACGTTCCTTAAGGGCATTGCGCAAATGCTGGTCCAGTTGGCTATGGTCAACAGTATGAAATCAGCGTTTGGAGGGACGGCTGTTGGGGCCTTTTTCGGTTTTTCTCAGGGTGGGCTGGTCCCGGCATTCGACAGCGGGGGCTATACCGGCGATGGTGGAAAATATCAGCCGAAAGGTGTCGTGCATGGCGGCGAGTTTGTCTTTACCAAAGAAGCGACCAGCGCGATTGGTGTCGGCAATCTTTACGCGATGATGCGCGGCGCTCAGGGTTACGCTGATGGCGGTTATGTTGGTAATGCGCCTATGTATGGACTGCAATCCGCTGGCGCTGGTGGTATCACGGTTCAAACCTCAGTTGTCGTGCAGAACCAGAACTCACAGCAGAAAACTTCGGGTAATGACGAAGCGATTTCCCGGGCATACAAACAGACCATTGATCAGTCTGTCCGGTCAGGTATTGCCAAGCAACTTCAACCAGGCGGATTGATCTGGAATGCTACAAGATCACGATAATCCGTTTCGATGGGTTCTGTCATTTCCTGAACCCTGATATTCTTTTGGCTTACTAATAGTAGGGGATAGGGATATGCGAAAATTACTGCTTTTAAGCTTTACCATGCTTTCTTTTTCAGCGCTGGCAGGGGCGAATCAAATTCAGGTACCTACTGATTCGAATGCAACTTATACGTTGTTGGAAAAAGGTTCTCAGGGATCACTTCGAACCATTACGACAAAAAGAGAAGGTCCATCAGGTGTTTCGTTTTCACAGCGAATTTATGACTGTGATTTAAGCGAAGTAAAGTATCTCGGCTCTGGTGATACCTTGGAAGAAATGAAGAATTCGCAGCCTGATCCAAATATGGCACCAATAGTAAGCGAGTCGATAGCTTATTATTTAGGCAAAGAAGCCTGCAAGTAACCTGACCCGCTCCGGCGGGTTTTTTTATGCCCGGAGGATATGTGGCGATCCAAACATTCACTTGGCGAACCCAGATTCAGGCAGGCATGGAGGGCGAGTTTAGTTACTTCACTCGTGCCGCATCTTTCGGTGACGGCTACGAGCAGATTGCAGGTGAGGGTATCAATCCCGAAAAGCAGTCCTGGCCAATAACACTCACAGGTAAAAAAGCAGAGATGCTAGCCGCCCTGAATTTCTGCCGTTCGCACATCACAAAATCGTTTATATGGACATCACCAATTGGCGAGGTGGGACTTTACCGCGTTGAGGCTGATTCAGTGAAAGCGCAACCCCTCTCGAGCAAAGTAATAACCATAACCGCTACTTTCAAGCAGGCATATGCACCATGATCACAGAAGATTACCAGCGACTCGAACCGGGCAATAAAATTCGCCTCATTGAGGTTGATGGCTCCACATTTGGTGTCGATGACGTACTGCGTTTTCATGCGTACAACTTGCCCCATACAACTGATGAAATTGCCGCTGCTGGTGGGGATGAAACGAAACTTGTAGCAAAGAGTATCTGGTGGCAGGGAAAAGAATATGCCGCATGGCCATACCAGCTCGAAGGGCTTGAGGCATCAACCGACGGCAGCAACGCACAGCCGACCCTGACGGTGGCAAACATCGACAGCTCGATCACTGCGCTCTGTCTGGTCTACGACGACATGCTCCAGGCGAAGGTTACTATTCACGATACTTTTGCCCATTATCTGGATGCTAGAAACTTTCCTGAAGGAAACGCTACGGCTGATCCGCTGCAGGTCAGAAAACGGGTGTTCTACATTGATGGAAAGAACAACGAACTGGCGGGGGAAAGCGTCGAGTTTATTCTCACTAGCCCGATGGATCTTCAGGGATTAATGATACCGACGCGTCAACTCCACTCGCTATGTACCTGGTGTATTCGCAACAAGTATCGCTCGGGTGACGGGTGCGATTACGCCGGCGCCAGTTACTTCGACCTGAACAATAATCCGGTAGACGATCCGTCGCTAGATGCCTGCAATGGCACACTGACCGCATGCAGAATGAGGTTTGGTGAGAATGAAGAATTACCCTTTGGTGGCTTTCCGGGGACTTCCCTAATCAGGAGTTGAACATGCGTCAGAAAACGATAAACGCCGTCATGGCTCATGCTGCTGCAGAGTATCCGCGTGAGAGCTGCGGAGTGGTTGCTCAGAAAAGCCGGGTGGAACGCTATTTTCCTTGCCGCAACCTGGCGTCAGAGCCGACAGAGCAGTTTCTTCTTTCGCCCGAGGATTACGCCGCAGCTGAAGATTGGGGAACGGTGATTGCCATAGTTCATAGCCATCCTGACGCGACGACTCAACCAAGCGAGCTGGATAAAGCGCAGTGTGATGCAACTCTGGTGCCGTGGCATATCGTCAGCTGGCCTGAGGGTGATTTACGTACCATCCAGCCGCGCGGTGAACTCCCGCTGCTGCAGCGCCCCTTTGTGCTCGGCCATTTCGACTGTTGGGGGCTTGTGATGAGCTATTTTCGTCAAACCCATGGCATTAAGTTGACCGACTATCGTGTGGATTATCCGTGGTGGGAGGACCGCTATTCGGACAACTTCTACCAGGAATGCTGGTATGAATGCGGTTTCCGCGAATTTGACGGTCCACCGCAAGCTGGTGACATGGTTATCATGCAGGTGCAGGCTGATAAGTGGAACCATGCGGGCATCCTACTGGAAGGGAATATGCTGCTTCATCATCTTTACGGCCACCTCAGTCAGCGTGTGCCTTACGGCGGGTACTGGCGGGAACGAACAATGAAAACCCTCAGATACAAAGATTTATCAGGGCGGGGTGACGATGACTGAACCATTACGGAAGGTTCGCCTTTATGGGGTGCTTGGCGCGACTTTTGGTCGTGAATACAAGCTCTCAGTTGCATCACCAAAAGAAGCTATCCGAGCGCTCTGTGTGATTGTTCCCGGTTTCGAACGTTTCCTGAATACCAGTAAACAACGCGGTCTAACCTACGCCGTTTTCAGTGGGAAGCGCAATCTTATCTCTGATGAGCTCGATATGGATAAAGGCTGTGAAGATATTCGTATCGCGCCTGTTGTCATCGGCAGTAAGAAAGCGGGC